CAAGTGTAACTTTACTTTTATCAGATGGTGCAACATCAAATGGTAAAAACTTTTATTTAAAACTATCTGGAACTTTAGGTGGTGACAGAACTTTAACAATGCCGTCAGGATCTGAAAGAGTTTGGATTATAAGTGACGAAACAGTTAGAGGAACTTCTAACAGAACATTAAGTGTATTAACAGCTAGTGGTACATCTCAACCTGTCCCTCCAGGAGCAACTTTACTTTGTGTTTCTGATGGTACAAACACAACAACAAGAATTATAGAAAAAGGTTATGCAACTATAACTGATGCTAACTCACCATATGCAGCTGTAGCTGGTGCACAAATTTTCGCTAACACGACAGCCAACCCAATAGAAATTGATTTACCTTCATCTCCAGCAGTAGGTGATGAAATTACTATTATTGATACTAGAGGCACATTTCAATCTAATAACTTAACTATTGATAGAAATGGTCAACCGATTAATGGGGCAGCTTCTAATTTAGTTTTATCAAACAATGGTCAAGCCTTAACATTAGTTTATGTAGATGCAACAAGAGGCTGGGCATACAAAACTAATTACACATCATAGGAGCTAACATATGGCTCTTCAACAAATTAAATTTGCGCCAGGTATAGATAGACAGGATACTTCTGTCGGTGCCGTTGGACGTTGGACAGATTCAGACTTAACTAGATTTAGATATGGACTACCAGAAAAAATTGGTGGCTGGCAATCTTTATTAACAGATACAATAGTTGGTGTAGTAAGGAAAGAGTTTGCGTTTGTAGATCTAGATGGAAATAGATATGTAGCTTTAGGCACAGATAAATTTTTACTTGTATATTTTGAAGGACAACTATTTGACATCACACCCTTAAAAGCTGACATTACTGGTGCAACACTTTCAACAAACTCTACAACAACAGTTACAATAACAACTTCAGCTGCGCATAATTTAAATGAAAGCGATATCGTTTTATTCGATAATGTAACATTGCCGGGCGGTACAGGTTTTTCTGCATCAGATTTTGAAGATAAAAAGTTTCAAGTTATTACAGTTCCTACCCCAACAACTTTTACAATTACAATGGGATCGGCTGCAAGTGGTACAGTAGCTACGGGTGGTAGCATTACTTTAAAACCTTACGAGCCTGTTGGTCCAGCTGCACAAAACTATGGTTATGGTTTTGGTATTGGTAACTATGGTGGTACGATTACAGGTGTTGGAACAACAACAGTTAACAACAGTGGTGTAATCGCTGCAGGTGCATCATCTTTTGTTGTAACAGATTCATCTGTATTACCAGCAACAGGAACTTTATTAATTAACAGTGAGCTAATGACTTACTCTGGTAACAACACAAGTACAAATACAATATCAGGAGTAACAAGAGCACAGGGAGGAACTGCAGACGTAGAACATGCAAACGGTTCTACAGTAACTAATGCCACAGACTTTACAGGTTTTGGAGAAGCGGTAACCGCATCAGCTGTTACACTTGAACCTGGTCTTTGGTCTTTAAATTCTTTTGGTGAAGTTTTAGTAGCTACAATATTAAACGGTAAAACATTTACGTGGAACGCTGGTGTTGCTAGTCCAACAAGTAATAGAGCGTCTACAACTACATCTGGATTTGAAACAACAAATAATCCTACCGCAACTAGAACAACTTTAATATCACCAACGACAAGACACTTAATACATTTTGGAACTGAGGTCACTGTTGGAAACACAGGAACTCAAGACGATATGTTTATTAGATTCTCTGCTGATGAAAGCATTAACGAGTATACTATTGAAGCAACTAACACAGCTGGTTCACAAAGACTTCAAGACGGAACGCGAATCGTCGGAGCATTAGTTGCAAAAGAAAATATTCTTGTCTGGACAGACAATGCACTTTACACAATGAAGTTTGTAGGTGCACCTTTTACATTTGGTTTTGAACAAGTAGGTACAAACTGTGGACTAATAGGACAGAATGCAGCTGTAGAGATAGATGGTGTAGCATACTGGATGTCTAATAATGGTTTCTTCTCTTTTGATGGTACCGTTAACTCACTACCTTGTTCAGTAGAAGATTTTGTTTACGACAATATTGATACAACAAAAGGTCAACAAATATGTGCAGGTATAAACAATTTGTTTACAGAAGTTCTATGGTGGTATCCATCGTCAGGAGCTACATTTAATGATAGATCTGTAATTTATAATTATGGTGCAAAAGCACCGCCAGGTGAAATGGGCAACTGGTATAATAATACAAACGCTAACTTTAACAGAACAACTTGGATTGATTCATTAGTATATCCTAAACCTTACGCAACAGCTTATAATAGTTCAGCTACAGGAACGTTTCCTGCAATTGTAGGTGAGACAGGACTAGGTCAAAGTGTATTTTTTGAACACGAAATAGGAACAGATCAAGTTAACCCAGATGGTAGCACAACAGCTTTACTATCTTTTATACAATCATACAATTTTGCTTTACAAACAGATCAAGGTATTGGAGAATATTTTTTAGCTA